TCAAATACGGCATATTCCACGTCTCCACACTTGAGACACTCATCTCCGGACACCAATCCGACGCAGTAGATATGTGGGCCAAGAGATCTAGCCCACAAAGTCTTTCCGGTTCGGGAAGGCCCATATAAACAGATTGACATACATCTGCCTAAAATCGTTAGCTGGTAGCCCCCTCCGGAGTGAGCGTAGGGGGGAGGTGGGACCCCCCGAAGGGAGGGTGGGGCCCCCTAGCGATATGTTCGGAGGTGGGGGCGAACCCTTCCACCAACCAGAGAGCCAAAACTATGGATTGCCCGGGCCGAGCGCAGCGGAAACTAACCTATGAGTGGTTCTCTACCTCCCACACCAGACTGTGATAGCCAATCATCTCTTCCGTCCATGTCTCCCCCAATGAATTCAATTCCGGGTGGTGACTCATAACAGGGAGGGTCAACAGCAAATTTCCAGTCGGCGTACTTGGTGAGCGACGTGAAAGAGCATGCTGCACTTTTGGGATCCAAGCGGTGCACCAGTTCCCAAAACTCCTCTCGACTCTCTGCACTTGTAATCTCAGTCCACCGAGATACAACTGACCCATCTCCACCTCCGCTCTTCCCCTCTGGACGAGCCAGTCCCCCGCAGATGACGTCTCCATCCTTGATCGTATAGTCGTATCCCTTCTCCGGTGTTCCTCGAGAAGGCGTGATGTTTGGGTGGAAACCTCCCACATCGAATACATCAGTTTTTCGACTTCTAAACTTCCGTCCGAAATCGCAAAACACGTGCAGGTGAACTCCCCCATCCTCGTGACTTTCTCTTGCCACGATACACTCGCCTCCCAGTGATGAAATGCAGTCCATAACGAGGAAACCATCGAGCTCTCCGCATTGAGCGTAGGTGAGGAGGACATATCGACTGTTGACAGCAAAAGACATGTGATCAGAAATGTGTTCTTCGAAGTCCTGGGCAAACTAATGTTATAGCCCAGGACACAGGACACACCCACTCTATAAGTACCCGAGCCCCTCGGACTTCGGACACCAGAAATGTCCGCCCCACCTCAACATAATTTCGGTTGCAAGGTCATTCATTCGCTAAGGCGCAGTCCGTGCTTTCCCAACGATAATGATCCGCACACGCTACGCCAGAAGGCGTACATACAGGCGCAAGGCACCAGCCAAGACCCGTCGTCGCTACACCGTGAGGAAGCGAACCTATCGCAAAAAAGCCTCACGCCCGACAAGAAAGTCCATTTTGAATGTGACGTCAAGAAAGAAACGTGACACGATGATGTCTGTCACAAACACGACCGCCTCTGGAACAAGCCAGTCTCCTCTTGCACCAGGTCCTTTGATTGTTACTGGTGCGGTGGGGTCACTCACTCTGTGGAACGCTACCGCACGGGATCTTTTCACTGCCAACAACTACAACACTATCGCCGATCAGGCTGCCCGTACCTCAACAATATGCTTCATGCGTGGCTTGTCTGAGAACCTCCGCATTCAGACTAGCTCAGGTCTGCCTTGGTTTTGGCGTCGGATATGTTTCACTTTTCGGGGCCAATATTTCAACACGTCCACTTCCCCCCTTAATCCTGAGACGTACTACACCGACACCTCGAACGGGATTGGTCGCACTTGGCTGAACCTTAATATCAATAATTCGTCCACCGCTTTAGGCACCATCCAAAGTATCGTTTTCAAGGGCACTCAAGGGAAGGATTGGGAGGATTACCTCACAGCCCCCGTCGACAATAGCCGTGTTACACTCAAGTACGATAAAACCACTACTTTCAGAAGTGGTAATGCCAATGGAATCGTGTCGGAGAAGAAGCTCTGGCACAAGATGAATCATAATCTGGTTTATGATGATGATGAAAACGGTGATTCAGAAATCACAAAATATGTGTCAGTCAATTCAAAGGCAGGGATGGGGGATTATTACATCATGGACATTATTCTGCCTGGTACAGGTGGAACTTCAACAGACTACTTTCAGCTAAGATCTACATCTACGCTGTATTGGCATGAAAAATAGGGCTGTCCACAGCCACAAAAATGCAATTTGCTTCCATCCAATGAACATCTTCTGGTGACATCTCGTGCCTAGGGTCGGTGTTACTTAGCCAAATGCTTGGCTTGCCCCACTTGACCAATTTAGGTTCCCTGTACAGACATTTCACAGTAACCCATGCCTGACATCCCAGCCACTCCTTGAAACTAGGGAAAAACTTAATTCCTCCCCTGATGTCGTCAAATACGGCATATTCCACGTCTCCACACTTGAGACACTCATCTCCGGACACCAATCCGACGCAGTAGATATGTGGGCCAAGAGATCTAGCCCACAAAGTCTTTCCGGTTCGGGAAGGCC